ATAACCTCTCGTTAGTTATTAGATTGTGTACATAGAATCCTACTTCCTGCCAAGCGAAGTACATTTCGTTTAATGGTTCGTTTTCAGGTTTTGCTTTTCTTGATTTAACAATGTACTCACCAACGTAGTTAAAATTAGCGTAGTACTCCCCTTCCTTGAAATTGTTTAGTTTCTTGTTCATTAGAATTTACATTTAGCGCAATTAAAGTGTTCACCTATTTTATTTATGTAAGTTATAAAATTTTTTGGTTCTGTAAAATAAGTCCAATCACCTTTGTAATATCTTGCGGTTACAATACACTCTTCTAATGGTATGTTAGTATTGTCATCTTTATGCTGATGTTCTACTTTTAAAGCTATGCCCCCTTCTCCCCATCTATCAACAATTCTTTCTAATATCAGTTTTTGACCTGTTGGTATCTTATTGTACTTCCTTTTTACTTCTCCAAGTATCAACACTTTGCTATCAAATTCTAAAACGAAGTCAATATCACTTGGATGCAATTTACCGTTTTGCACTCCTGTAAAATCTATTACTTGTTTTACTTGGTTTCTGTTTCTAATTAAACTCATAAATATTGATTATAAACTGCTACTAAATCCTTGTAAACTATTTTACCAAAACTACAAGGTGTACATTCTACTTTTGTTTTAAATATTCTCTCATAGATAGCTACAAAAACATTTTGTTCATCAGGAGTAAATCTATTCTTTTTAGTATCTACTGCCATCTTAATTAACTCAAATTCCGATTCCGTTAAACATTCGGGTTTCTTATATCTAAATACTTGATTTAATTTTTCTTGCCTTTCGTCACAACCGCAATCCTCCCCTGCAAGAAACTTTACAGCTTTCTTTATTCCTGTAGCTTTTGTAATCTTCTCAACCGTATCTCCAAGCCCCTTACTCCCTGCTTCGTGTTTAGCTTTCCAAGCCTTAAACGCTTTGGTTCGTTTGTCTCCTTTAAATTCTTCCATAATATTTATTTTAAATGTTCCCAATCACGATTACGATAATCCTCCCAATCTTCTTTAAACTTGTCGTTTAATTCATTTTTAGCGTGTTTAAGGGTGTTAAATATACTTACCCAACTAATGTTCGTCTCACTTGCTATTCCTCTTATTGACAACTCCGTATCTCTGTACAAAGTAAAGAGTTTTTTTTCATACCACCGCCAACTGTCTATGTGTTCATCTATCATTGTGCATATTTTATGAAATGCTATTTGCTCATCCATTTGCGAATCACTCGGAATTTCGTAGGTAAATTCATCGTCATCGATAGAAACTTTAGTAATTTTTCTTTTACTATTATAATATTGGAAATAGAGAGAACGAAGAGTAAAATACATATACCCACGACTAACATTGCCATTTCTAATAACCTTCTCCTCATTCGCATATTTATAAATAGTTAAGTAAGCCTGCTGCACAATATCTTCTGCATAATTAAACTCTCCAAAACTTTTTACTATACTAATCCACTCTTGATGCCTTTCGGCTACTCTTCCGAGCCATTCTGTTGGTTTATCCATATAACTGTGATGCTAATTACCCCAATCAAACATTGGAGCGTTATTTCTTGACCATCCTCAAATTGTTCTTTGTTATATAGAAATCCAAACATTATCCCAATAACAGGACTTAAAATGATGTCAGCATTTTTTATTTGACCTATCACTAAAAAGGTCATTGCAACTAACATTAAAAATCCTATAATTATCATATTTGTTTAAATATTTAGTTTTTGTATCTTACTTTCGTTGTGTATTAAATCTCTTCCCATATAGTCAAACCCTATATTATTTACTTTCATTCTTAATTGTATAGGTTGCTCAAATGTCGTGGGTCTGCCTCCTGTTTCGTTTTCCTTTACTTTAAGCACGTGAATATGTGAGTACATCCAATCGGTAGGATGTGCAACATATCTATGGATACAAATAATGTCATCTGCTCTACTTGAAATCTTAGAACCACCTTCTGCATCACTCATTGCTAAAGGTCTTGTTAAACCCTCGTATTCGTGTCCCGAATGATGTACCTGTCGAAGTGCAGATGTAACACCGTGAGCATTAACACACACTTGTACGTTGTTCTTTTTAGTAAATATTCTTAACTCAGTCAGCACTTGATAATCGTATTCGTGAGAATTACCTACCATTTTTAAAATAGCAGCATCTTTAGCTAAAGAGTTATAAGGGTCTATTAGTAAGCCATCGTAGTCCCAAGCCTCTTTTATTTGTTGCGCTTCTTTTAACAAACTTTTGTAGGTGTACATATCTTCTACATCTATTATTTTAAAGTGTTGATTTGACCATTCTATTGCTTTGCTAATTAATTCATCGGTCGCATCTTGTATTGGTTTACCCATTCTAAACTCGATTATCTTTCTTAGAATAGATTCAGGTGTATTTTCACTTGACCAAACAACAAATCTTAAACCGTGAAGTTTTGCCCATAATACGTAAAAGTAAATAAGCGTTGTTGTCTTTCCCACGTTTGCGTGTCCTATCGCTATCAATAGATTCTTTTTAAATCTTATGTGCTCGTCAATCTCAGGAACACCAATCTTTAAACCCTCTTTGATTCTTCCGTACTTTATATCTAATATCTTGTCTTGTAATTTCTTTGCCTGTGCTATCATATACTTTGTGATAATTTATTGTACTTTCTTTCCATTGCTTTTGTTTGATAGTCCTCCTTTTCTATGTAATAACCCAATATAGGGTTTACGTTGTAGTTCCAAAAGTCTATCGGCATTTCGCCCTCAGTTATTTTCTTCATAAATATATAAAAAAAAGGGGTCGTTAAACCCCTCTTAAATTAAAATGGTAAATCTGCTGTTTCTTCTCTCGCAGGATTCTGTTCTGCATTGGTTATGTTTCCAACCGTGTTTGCAATCTTCCAACCGTTTATACTTGTGTAGTATTTACCGTTGTATTCTTTGCCTCTTAGATTGATTCCTACCGTAACAGGGTTACCTACTTGAAAGTTGTTTATTGCTTTCATAGACTCCCCTAAAAAATCAATAGCTAAATCTTGTGGGTATTTCTCTGCAGTTGTTACAACGATAGTTCTCTTTGACCATTCGTTACCTGCTTTAGAAGTTCCTGACTCAACGTCTTGAATAAGTTTGATGTTTCCTGTAATTTCCATATTTCTACTTTTATTGATTGATTATTATATTTAACTGTGTAATATACTTTTTTGATTCTACAATTTTGCAAGTTCATCCCAAACATCTTTTTTAGCATTGTAATGACTTTTAACTGTACTTAATGATGTACCTGATTTTATTTTATCTATGATAGTATTATACAAAGGTGTATTCTTATTTAAAAAAGGTTTTTGTGTTGTTACACCACTTGCTGTATTACCATCATCATCTTCTGCCTGTAATCCAAGTAGTGATGTTAAAGTACCTCTTCTATAATAAGTAATACAAGCTAACTTTTTTTGTGGGTCTGTAATTGATTTAGGTATTTTTAACCAAGCCATATCACTTGTTTCTGATTCAATACATTTTAAAATAGTAAATACTTTTCTACCTCTTGTAGGTTGTGATAATAATATTTTGTGTTTCTCTAATAAAGGATTAAGTTGCTTAATTAAAGAGTTAATATCAAAATACTTTGACTTGTAAAAAGGATTACTTGCATCCTTACTAATTGCTCCTATCTCTTGTTGTAATAAGAACATCTTCTTGTGAATGTTTGTTTCTTGTTTCATTACTTTGTTTTTAAAATTAATTGTTCTTTTAGTTTCTCGTTTTCGTATTGCAGTTCTAAAGTCTTACCATAGAGTTCTGCTTTTGTAAATTGTTCCATATTGCTAAGTTACAAAAAAAATATTAATAAAAACAAAAAGGGATGTAAAATTAATTACACCCCCTTCTAACAAAGAACAATATACAAGAATTATCAAGTAAGTTTTTTCAGTCTTTCGCTGTAATCTTTTATCATTTCTTCTAACTCGATATTTGTAAATTTACGTAGTTCTCTACTTTCGTCTAATAGTTTTTTAGATAAGTTATTACCAAGATATAAACTATACTTATATTGTTCTCCTGCTCTATATACATTACAAGCTACACACTGTGGTTTAACATTCTCTTCCGACCAACGCACGGAGTAAAATTTCCTACTCATAAAATGCCCTGCTTGGATTTCTTTCCAAAAGAACGTCTTATTGCAAGTAACACAAGTACAATATCCATTGTTGTCCGCATTTGATAATCTTATGTATTGACTAAATACCGTATCAAGTTTCTTAACGAGTTTACTCCTTGTAGGTTTTTTAGCAGTCTTAGGCATTAGTTAAATCTTTCTCATTCATATGTGCCTCTAATATATATCCATCTAAAGGATTAATTACAGAGATAGCTTTATATATTTTACGACTCATTGATTTTACTTTCTTTTTTTCAGATGCTGTTGAATCTATACCTAAGTTAGTGTACATATAAGCATCTTCCATTAGTAGTTCATCAACTTTTCTTTTAACAGACCAAGTTTTATAACTTTGTATCTTTCTAATTTTTTCTTCTGTAATCATATTATTTTTTATAAAAATATAAATTCTTAAAGAATTATTTATAATACTAAATAGTTAGTTTCCCACTACCCACCAAAGTTACAATCTTTTTTTTTAAGATGTAAACTATTTTAGACACAAGTTTTTAACAAGTTATTTATGTAGTTTGTTTCCAAATACTTTTTCTACACCTCGACTACCAAAATAACCACCTATAACTACCGATAAAAGCCCTGTAATACTTGTTAGTTCTAAACCATAAAACCAACCTACAACATAAGCTATTGAAAAAAATGCTAAAGTTAACGGTCTAACATTAGTAGCTAACCAAGAACCACTACGAGAGTCAGCAACCCATCTACGAGTTACTCCATCTATTTCTGCTCTCTCTAATTCAAGTTTCTTTAATGCTACGGATTTATCCTCTTCTGACATCTCAGAACCTCCTATAATCGCTTGTATGACGTTTCCTGCTAATGTATCTCCTGCAACAGCTTCAACTACATTAGGTATTTTCTTTAATAGAAACTGACCTACTTGGGTGTCCTTAAATTTCTTTTTGTCAGACATAGCGTACTTCCTACGGTTTTAGTATGTCCAAATAACATTAGGTGGTTTTGTTCCACCCATATCTGTTCCATCTGAATCAACGTGGATAAAGTTTTTGTTTCCGTCAATTCCAATTCTATTAAATCCTGCTTTAAGCAAAGCGTTAACGATAATGAATCTTGTTGATGAACCAACTGCTGCAATATCTGCTGCCTTTCCAACAAGGTGTGATGAATTTTTACTTGCTTTATATCCCCTATCCAAAAGGTCTTGAAGATAATTTTGAGTGCGAAAACCTGAAGTAATTTTAAAAGGAATGTTTGCAATTTCTCTTGCGTGTTCTAATTTTGTAAGAAAGTTACTATCCATATTCTTACCTGAATTAGGTAAATCAGGACTGTCAAATTCCGATAAAGAAAAATAATTAAGGTTCATACAAACAAAGCTAATAAAAACATAAGTATAAAGAAAGATACAAATATCACTTTCATTCTATCAAAACTCTCTCCGTTCCAATTAGTGATATACCAATCCTTTATCCAATCGATTGCTTTACCACCAAGTTCTTTAATCTTATCCATTACTTTCTTTTTTTATCTACTTTTAAATACTCTAAGTCTTTCATAAAATCACGCATTTCTAAGGTTATTTCTCTAACCTCTGCT